GAACTCATCAAGCCAATGAGTAAGCCACGGCCCTCTGACCACACGGACGTTGCCGTTAGCCATAGCGGCAGCAAATGGACGAGCCCTGGTTACCTTGTCTCCAGTAGCCCTAATCCCAGTGAAGTTGTAGCCAGGAAGTACATATCTGGCATATTGGTCCACAAGGGCCTTTCCGGAAGAGCCAGGCTCCATTTCCATCAAGATTGGGGTATCTAGGCCGTCTTCGTAGGCTGTTTGTGCAATCAGTTGCTCTACCTTTTCGCCCTTAACCCGCACCCGTTTTACGTCCATGACATAAGCAATTCCCTGGTCAAACATCATTAGCGTGCCTACCGTATAGTCAGGGTCGGGGTTGTTTGCGCTTGGCTCGGTGGCTGCAAGGTCCCAAAAACGGACGACTTTTGCCGTATTTGAGATTGTTGGGACCTCTGATTGGTCAATAATTATGACGGATTCTCGCTCAAATAAGCTTCCGAGAGTGGTGCTCCACCAGTCGCCTTCTTCAAGCCGCCTACGCTCAATAGGGTCAAGAGCCTGCAGGGCTTGACGGTATGAGTCTGCGTCAATTCCGGGGTTGTCGGTCAGTTTTGAGGGGACAAAGATTCTTCCTTCAGAAATCCCTTCCACGATAAACCTTTGCCTAACCCAGTTCGGGGCAGGGTTGGATGCACACCTCATTCGGAGTGGGACCTCGGAAAGGGGTCCAGAGTTGGGTCGGCGTAGACGGGAGAACATGTATCGGTAGTCGGATTCACGGATTTCGGTGACTTCGTCCATCCCAATAAACTGGAATTCAGAACCCTTATAGCGAAGGTAGTCGGACTGGTTGTTTAGGTACCCAAAGGAAATTCTTGCCCCAGATGGGAAAGTTGCCACAAAACTGTTGTTATTCCAATGAACATCGTCATAGTTGGACATCCATGACTTAAAGCGGTCCATCAAGGCTCCAGGAAGAGACAAGTCAGCAAATGTACGACGGAAAAGAATTGCTGAATAGCTAGGGATATCAACAAACTGCATGGCTGACATAAGCAGTGCGGAAGACTTTCCACCACCTGCTGCCCCACCGAACAGGGCTTCCAGCCCGTTGGTTCTCAGGAATACCTTCTGAGGCAGAGACGGCTCTTCTGGGCAGTAGTCAGACATCTTCGGTTGAAGATATTCAAGAACACTTTCCCAGTTAGTTTGTGGTTCTGACATTTATAATCTCCGGCTTTGTTAGACCTGATGGTACTCTAATGCGCTAGTCTGGCAGCATATGAAAATTTTGTGGTCACGATTCAAAAGTAGGCTAAACAGGTCATTGTTCGCTTATTTTTTCATGGTTTCATTTATAATACTATCTAGTATTGGTGCAGCACTTATATACCCCCCAGCCGGTTTACTGGTCGGAGGGGCTACATGTGGCTTGTTTGGTTTTCTATTAGGTCGTGAGTAAAAAAAAATATGGCGTGGAATCCTTCTACAAACAAGTCGCTAAATAACCAAGCGCAAAAAGACATTGGCCCAGGTGCTCCAGTAGCACAAAACCCTGGATATGCAGGCAAACCGTACAGGGACTCATGGGATATTGAGCGCGCCTACAGAGAGGGTATGCAGAAGGTCACATGGGTATCTAGGTGTATTGATGCCATTGCCGGAAACCAAGCCAGGCTTCCTATTATTCTCAGAAAAGACAACTCCCCACACGGAGAAATACTTTCCATAAAAGAAGCCAAAAAAGTACCATTGCTTAACATTTTGAACAGCAAGTCAAACATTGGTGAGAACTCTTACATCTTTAGGTACAGACTTTCTGCTCAGCTTCTTCTTGGCACAAGAGGTGCTTTTATCGAAAAAGTGAGAGGTAGAGACGGGGGCATTATTGGCCTCAACCTTCTCCCGCCTCAATCAACTTCGCCAATCCCTGACCCAAAAAAGTTTGTTTCTGGATATGAAGTTCAGATGCCAACTGGAAACAAAATCTTTCTAAAACCGGAAGATGTTTGCTGGGTAAGAAGACCGCACCCAATTGACCCGTATCTATCGTTGACACCACTTGAAGCATGTGGAGTAGCCATTGAAATAGAAAACTTGGCAAAGCTTTACAACAGAAACTATTTGCTCAATGACGGAAGACCTGGTGGTCTTCTTGTTCTCAAGGGAGAAATAGATGACGATGACAAGGAAGAACTAAGAAGCAGATTCCGTGGAAACTTGTCTCGTGTTGGATACACCTCGGTAATCTCTTCCGATGAAGGTGTTGATTACATTGACACTTCGGCCAACCCACGAGATGCCGCCTATATCCAAATGCGTCAGCTCACAAAAGAAGAAATCCTTGCTTCTTTTGGTGTTCCTGAATCCGTAATCGGAAACGCTGCAGGAAGAACTTTCAGCAATGCTTCTGAAGAGATTCGAGTCTTTTGGATGGAAACAATGCTTCCTCACTTGGAAATTTTGTCTCGTGCCTTAGACGAACTTGACGTAGATAACTACGTTGACTTTAACGTGGACCAAGTGCCCATTTTGATGCTGTACGAGCAGGAGCGTCATCGCTACTTGATGGATGAGTTCAATGCAGGACTAATCAGCAACAATGAATACCGAATTGGTTCAGGTCGTAAAGAAACCGAAAGCGATTTGGCTGACTCGTTGCTTGCCAATCCAAACCTCATCCCAATCTCTAACACCAAGAAGAAGATGGAAGAACCGTCCCAGGTTCAAGTTCCTGGAGCCCCAGGACAGCCAGGAATGCCTGGCATGCCACCTGGTGCCCCAGCGATGCCAGGGATGCCTCCAGCGCCCGGACAACCACCTGTGGACCCAAACACAATGGCCGGAGCACTTGCAGAAGTTGGCTCAACCGTTCCTCCTGGCGGGGAACTGGCTCAGTCCCCAATTCCAGGCATGCCTCCCGGCATGATGACGGGCGCAGAACCTATGCCTATGGGTGCAACAAGTGCTGAGTCTTCCGAACTTGAAACAAAGTCCCTCGATACGGAATTTGATTCTCAAAAACTAGAGATGGAAAGATGGGAAGAGATTCTTGTCAGAAGCATGGAAAGAGTTTTGGAAAGACAGCAAAGAGTTGTTCTTGAAAAATCAAGTGGAGCAAAAGCTAAGAAAGCTTTGTTTGCCGGAACCCTAGACATCCCATCTGTTCTCCCAACGGATACATGGGATAGACAGTTTGATGAAGACATCAAGCCGGTCGTGACAGCCATCGTCAAAGAGTCGTTTAAAGCTTCTTCCCCTATGGGAAAGAAGTCTGCAAAAAACTCCACCATGGAATCTGACATTATTGCTCAGGTTGATTCTCAAATGGCAAGAATAAAAAGTCTTAACCAAGATTTGACCGATGAAATAACTTCGTTAATGCTTTCTTCCATGAATGTCGCTGACGAAGACCAGAGAGCTGGAGCCTTCAGGTCAAACATTGTTTCTTTGTACACAAACGTGCTCGCAAAGAGAATTCCTGAAATTGCCGAAGAAGAAGCTCGCAGGGCGTGGATGTACGGGAAGTACATCACAGGATAGTTTTAGTATTTGGTTTTAGTAAACAATGCGAAAAACCTGAATACTTACCGTTTAGTGCAGTCTTTGTCGTTTATTATCGAAGAATACACAAGGAGCCACATGCCCTCTTCTAAGAAAAATTCCGACATTCAGTACAAGGCTGCACCGCAAGGAATGGTGAATCTTGACGAAGCCGAAGGCATCGTTGAATGTTTTGTCGCAGGTATTGGTAACAAGGACTCAGTCGGCGATGTTTGCGCCCCTGGAGCTTTTGGCAAGAGCCTAATTAGGCGTAAGCCTCGCGTTGTTTGGGGTCATAACTGGAACGACCCAATCGGTAAAGTCCTTGATATGTATGAGGTTCAGCCAAGTGACCCTCGTCTTCCTAACAAAATGAAGGCTGCCGGAATTGGTGGCTTGTATGCCCGCGTTCAGTTCAACTTGAAGTCAGAAAAGGGCCGCGAGGCTTTTGCAAATGTGGCATTTTTTGGCGAAGAACAAGAATGGTCAATCGGCTACAAGACGATTAATGCCAAGTTTGACCCACAGATGCAAGCAAACATTCTGTATGAAGTTGAGCTTTACGAAGTTTCTCCAGTTCTTCATGGTGCCAACCAGCTGACAGGAACAATTTCAATAAAGTCCGAAGACCAGTCATCAACAGTTTTAGTAAACGAACAACCATCTATCGACGGCCTCAACATAAATGAGCTTTCTTCAGTTTTAGATGCGTTGAAGACGATTGCGTCCACCACAGATGAAAAGTGTGGACCCGGAATGCCAATGGGCATGCCTGCGCAAATGCCAATGGTGATGCCATCTGGTGGACCAGGAATGCCTTCTGTATCAAAACCAACACAACCAACCGCCCCAAGAGAGTCCGTGAAGCCAGAAGTTCCATCAATGCCGGAAAACCCAATGCTTGTAGCAATTAGAAGAGAATTGGTCGACAGGACTGGTTCAAATATTATTGTTCGTTCCGTAATAGAAAACATAGTTGTATTCGACAGAATTACTACTGATGGAATTTCTAGTACTTATAAACTTCCTTTCAACTATGCAAACAATGAATTCATGTTTGGTAAGCCAGAGAAGATAAACACACAGCCAACTCCAGAGTCAAGTATCCCAACAATGCCAGGAATGCCTCAACAGTTCGGCGGGTTCGATACTGGAAAATCTTTGATTTCGTTTGATGACTTTTCCTGGGTAGGTTTTAACCAGCAGATACCAGCTCAACAAGTTGATATATCTACGCTCAACAATGTCATCAGTAATCTTGAAAAGATTATCGAAGAGAAGTCGACATACATAATCCCCGTTGACATAAACAACGCATTTGAAGTTAAGCAAGCAATTGACCCAATTCTTGATTACTACAGAGTTGATGCAACTGTTACTGAAGACGGCATCGTTGTTAAGTCTCTTGATAACGAGTTCCTTGACGCAATGGACATTGCCACAAAGGGTGTGTTGCGCAGTATCGGCAACATGGTTGGCCGTGCGGTAGATAGACCAAACATTGGCAAAAATAGGCGTGATAGAAATCCTAACCTCGCATCAAGAGGTCGAGGAATTGGTTCCCGTGGAGCTGTAGTAAGACTCGCCGACGGAACGATGTGGGACCCAAAAACCGCACCGGACAGGAACAATAACGGCATTGTAGGTGAAGGCCTTACAGACGGTCGCGGCATGTCTCTGTCCCAGCCGGACCCAACACCAAGTGGACCCAACTCAATCGATGCTCCAAAGACACCTAAAGCCCCTAAAGCTCCAAAGAAGGCTACAAGACTTTCTTCTGGCGGAGATGATTCTTCACGTGCTCGCGACCTTGCTAAGCAACGGGAAATGGATAAGGCAAGAGGTGCTAGTGCTACAAACCCAGTAGGAAAAGAAGCCGTCGAGCAAGCCAAAAAACTTGAAAGAGAAAGAGCAGCAGCACGTCAATCTGAAACTCGTCTTTCTTCTGGGCGCGTCATAATGTCGGACGGTCAAATGGAAATATCATTTGATGAAGAAGACGGAGATGGCATCTATGACGCAACAAGAGACGGTTTCCGAATAATTAGAAATGAACGTGGCAGCGGCGGTGGCAGAAGATTCCCAGAATCCACAGCAACGTACGGCGGGTCAGGTTTAAGTGAAGCCGAGAAAAAAGAAATTCTTGACGTCGTCAAGGATAGTTCCAACCCATTGGTTCAAAAAATATTGAAGGGTTCATTTCCTAGTAGCTTGTCCGATAAACAGTGGGCTGTTCTTAAAAGGGAATTTGAGAAGAACAAGAAGAAAACTCCTTCTGGCTATATAAGCAATGTCCGAAGCGGTGGAACAGTTGCTCCTGGAGCAAAACTTGATGGCGGAATTGCTTATCTTGAACCAGACCACGCCAACGACAAAGACTACGAAAACCTACGTGACGCAATACAGACAGCAATGCGCTCCAATCAGATGCTTCGTTTTGACTACAGTGGAAAAAACAGAGAAGTAATTCCAGTAAAAATTGAGAAGAACAATAAAACTGGTAAGTGGAACTTGACTGCCCAAGACGACACTGGGGCAAGAAAGCTTTTTAGTCTCGACAAGATAACTCCGTCTTCGGCAGAGCGCCTTTCCTCTGGTGAGTGGACAAAAACTGATGACGGCATTGAGATGGACGCGCCGGATATTGATGGTGGTTACCTAATACAAGGCAACTCCAAAGATGGATTTGTAGTAACTAGATTTGCGGACGCTAGACGTAACGGTGGACAAAATGCTAACGAATACGAACATGACAAAGTTTTCACGTCAAGTAGCGCGGCTAAGAAGTGGGCAGAAAGAAACTACAAACTAATCAGCGAAGAAATAGGCAAAGAGGACGTAGAAATAAGAAAAGCTGACGCAGAAAGAAGCGCAGACTTTGCAGACATGACTCCAGAAGATGCCGCAGATTATGCCGCTTGGATGGACGAAGAAACCTGGAGAGACAGGGACCCAAGATTCTCCTCCGGTGAAGGATATTGGGTAGATGCTGCAGAAAAAGAAGCAGGAAATGACCCTAAAAAACTTGCTGATTTCTTGATTGAACAAGGAATACTTGAAGAAGACCACCCAAGAGTCAAGAAGCTCAGAAACCGTTTAACCGCCGACGACGAGTTTGAAAAAACATTTTCAATGCTTGCCGAGATGGATGCTGAAGCTGAAGCAGAAAGCAGAGCAGAAAGGCGTTCAACCCAGTTTACGGCTGTAGAAAACCCATTCGGACGTCTTTCCTCTGGTCAGAGAACATGGATAGATGCCGCAGAGGATGAAGCAGGAGACGACCCTAGGGAGCTCGCTGATTTCTTACTTGCAAGAGGTGTTATCGACGAGGAAGACCACCCAATAATCAAGGGGCTCAGAGATGGTCGTACAGCTGACGATGAACTCGAAAAAGCATACGAAATGCTTGCTGAGATGGATGCCGAAGACCAAGCAGAACACGCTGCACAGTTTAAGAACGCAGCCTCAGAAGTAAGCAGTCTGACCAAGCCAACAATGCCGGACCTTGATGGAATGGACGAAGACGAAGCAGGAGATGCGTTACAACAGGCAAATGATGAGATATTAAGTTTTGCTGATGGAACAGAAAACATTGCGAGAGAATACCTTGGAGACGCAGAATACAACAAGAGGTTTGGTGGCGCAGTTCCATTAATCGAAGAGATGTCAAAAAACCATGACGGCGGCAATTACGAGCGTGAGATAGCTCTTGAAAACGCACTTGAGCGTGCTAATGGATTCAACCTGTCAGTCGCCGGAGAGATGGAATTAGAAAGCAACAGATTCTCTTCTGGTATAGATTTTGACAAGAAAGGTGCATCAGGCCTCAGGGAGATGCGCCATGTTGAGCGCAATCCACTCAGGATGGATTCATCTGCTGAAAAAGCAGAACGTGATGCATATGAAAAAGATGTTGCTGCCTTCATAAAGAACAATGGCTGGTTTGTTGAAGTACCGATGTACAACGGTGACCCAAAGTGGCAAAGTGAAGATTGGTATCGCGCAAGAGAGTTTGCTACAAACGTTGCAAAATTGCGTTTCGAGGACAACTACCAAAACGAAACTAATCAATTCATGCAGTTCTTTGATAAGCCAGGAAAGCCTTCAAAGAAAGACTTCTTCGCCAAGAAGGGGACCGTTGATTACAAGTCTTGGTACATGGCTCATACCCCTCTATTGACAAGCGAAATAGACAGCGTTCTTAATTCTGACCTGTACTCTGACAATTACAAAGAGTCATACATGAATGCTATTCGTTCATTCTTGTATGTAAACAGGCCTGAATTTGGTCCATACGGTGGAGATGACCCCGCTTACCAAGCATGGCTACAACAGTCGGGTCTTGGTTACGGTGGAAGATACAGCACGTCAGGTCCAAAATTTGACGAAATGGGCAGATTCTCTTCTGGTGCTAAGCGTGGAAGTAGAAAAGATAACTACATAAATTCTTACGAAAACCCAGAAGACTTGAAAGAAGCAATCTTTTCTGAGCTTATTTTTGCAGGAGACTATGAAGGAATGACTGCGGAAGACTTGGCCTACGCGCTAAATGTCAGGGCAGAAAGTGTTGAACCAATTCTTGAGCAAGTCAAAAAAGATGTAGGCGACGCACGGGAAGACTACGACCGCTACTTAGAGTCACAACCAGAAATGACTGACGAAGACCTGCAGGCAATGGCGGATGACTATGCTCGCGCACAGACTGTAACCGACAAGTTTAACAACATGACTCCAGAAGAAGCAGCCGATTACGCCGCTTGGATGGACGAAGAAACCTGGAGAGACAGGGACCCAAGATTCTCCTCTGGTAGGGAACTTACCGACGAAGAAAAGCAAGAACTGGGGGCTCAATTTGCCAGAGCCCAAGACAGGCGAAAAGCTGAACTGGAAGAACGGGGGGCTCAATTTGCCAGAGCCCAAGATAGGCGGAAAGCAAAAGAAGACCGCATCACTAAGTTCTACAGGGAGATGGCAGAGCAAAATGCAATGCTTTCAGAAATGACCCCAAGCGAACTCGCGGATTACGCCGAGCAATGGAACGAAAGCCATGCAGAAGATTCTCGTCTTTCCTCAGGTGGTATAAACTATTACGACTGGATGGTAGAAAATGGTGTTCCGCGTTCAGCACTAGACGGTGAAAGGTTCCGTGGAAGAGACGCTTACGGACACTCTTTCCATGACTACTATGCGGAAGATGCTTTTGCAAATATCGACGAAGCAGTCGTTGAAGCGCTTCTTTCTGACAGAACACAACGAACATCTATTCAGGATTTAGCAAAAGAAGCAAGAGAACATGGGCTTCAACTGGCCACCAACCGCAGCATGCAGGAAGAGTTCTCCTGGGCTGAGGCAGTAAATCCAAAACCTGAGAGCTTGCGCGCGGAAGATTTGGTTCGTAGACCTGATGACTTAGGCTCAAACGCAAGACGCGTAGCTGAAGCAGTTGCTAACAACAGTAATGGCGCAAGAAGTGCTGCGTCTAGAGAAGACATTCTTCATTTTACCTACGATGGTAAACAGCGCTCTGTGTATCCAGAATCATTTGGGACAAGCAAAAAAGGCATTGCCTTCTTTAGAGCCTGGGACGAAACCGCAGACGATGGCAATGGTGCCTACAGAAGCTTTAATATCGACAAGATTGAGGGACTGGTTTCACACGCAATACCTCCATATGTTGAAATAGGAACAATGACCCCAGAGCC